GTAGTAGGTAAAGGGTTATGGGAACCTATTGATTACAAGAGATATTTTGATGCTGAAAATCAACCTACTGATGTGATTCCACAAGAAGTTTGGAATAGATTACCAAAACACTCTTTATCAAAGGGAGAGAGTCTAAGTAGTCTTGCTGAGCTGTATAATATACCCCTAGAAGAACTAAAGCGTTTAAATCCGAAAACTGCTGGTAGGGAAGCAACTTTACAGATTGGTGAACAAATTGCTTTGCCTAGTATGCAGCAACCACAACAAAAAGTAGAGGATATGGATTTTGGAAAGAAATCTACTGTCCCTGGCTTAGATGAAGAATATCTTAGACAAACTGAATCAGGAGAAAGTTTTCCAAAAAGAGAGGAAGATGCAAACTTAGAGCAGTATAAAAGTTTCCTTAAAACAAGAGAAGCTACACGTACAGAGGCGGTTGCTGATGTTGGTAGTGGTGTTGATCCTGATGGTGCTGGATATGGGCATATTTTAAACGAAAAAGAGAAAGAGTGGTGGAAAAGTGCACCGATAAAACAAAGAGAAGCACAGGCTGATAAATGGTTTAAAGAAGATGTGGGAAAAGCGAGAAGTGCAGCTCAGAAACAAATGAAACCTCTAGGGGATAGGGCAGATAGCGATACGTTAGAATCAACACTTACTTCGATAAATTTTCAGTTAGGCACAGAATGGAGAACTAAATTTCCTAAAGCATGGAAAGGCATAGCAGCAGGTCAGAATAAAGGCACAACACCCATGTTTAAAGATAAAACAGGTTGGGATCAAGCCCTATATCATTTAATGCACGCAAATGAAAAATCTAATAAGCCTAGCAAATGGCTCATGCAGACCCCTAGAAGGGTTCTGGATGCTGTTTTAGCTATCCATACTATATCTGGGGCAGGGAATAAAGAAGATATTATTGCACACATTGATAATATTTTAGAAGGATTAGAATAATGGTTGCTTTGACTACAGGAAAAAAGAAGGGTGCTGATAAGTATAGAAAACACTATGACAAAATAAACGAAGATTTTCTTCGGGAATTTCCTGAGTACCGAGGGTTATCTCAAGGAGAAATTACAAAAGGTAAAAAAGAAAAGGGGTATTTCAAAGCAGACTTCGAGTATCGTCAAAAAATGAAAGCCTTAAAGCAAGAGCTAGAAGGCTATAAAATGGAATTGCGTACTTCTGCTCCAGGTTTTACATCGTTGAGAATACACCCACAAGATTCACAAATGAAAATTCATCAATTACCTACTGATAGAGTACATAGAGGACATAAGGATAGCCACACACAAAGAATGAAAAAAGGACAATATATTTAATGGTAGACTTTAATTTCTCTGAAGAAGAATTTGATGCTAATTTTGCTACCAATCAAAATAATCGTAAAGAGTATGAAGCTTCTGAGGAATATTTAAAAGATCAACAAACAGATGTCTTTAGAGAACGAATGGCTCCTGTAGCTGACAAAGAGACAGCTAAGGTTGCTAATGATGATGACTCAGGTATCGTAGGTAATACTTTAAATTTTGCTAAACACGCAGCCATAGGTGCAGCTAAAGGTGTAGAAGAAATAGGTCAGACTTTTAGACTACTAGAAGATGATGCTTTTCATCTACCTAAACCTCAAACTACAGCTGAAGGTCTAGCACAAGGTTTTGGACAGTTTCTTCCTGCTTTTATTCCTGCTGTTGGAGCTGTAGGTTGGGGTGTTAGAGCTGCTGGTTTAGTAGGTAAAACTAAAAAAGCTAAAATGGCAGTAGATTTTCTTATAGGTACTGCTGCTGGAGCTGTAGCTGATGTTACTGCTTTTGATCCTAAAGACCCTAATGCTGCTAACTTTCTTTTAGTATCAGGAGCTATTGCTCAAGATTCTAGTGCAGGAGCAGCTGTAAAAGCTTTACTAGCACAAGATGATTCAGATACAGAAGGTGTAGCTAGACTTAAAAGTGCAGCCACAGGTATGATAGCTGGAGCTATAGTTACAGGATTGTTTAAAGGAGCTGGTTATGCTGTTAAAAGAGTCAAAGGTGAAGTTGTAGAGCTTGATGGTATTCCTATTAAAGAAGTAGAAGACATAGCTCAAAAAGAAGCTGAAAATTATACTGATGGTATCCTTAAGTCTAAAGGTGTAGATGTAGGTGATGGTGGTCCCACATATAAAATAACACCAGAAGGATTTAAGAGATTTGGACAGGACACTCCTAGTATAGAAGGAGCAGCTAAAGATAACTACGATAAAGCTCAGAATGACTATGTAAGACCTTGGGAAAAACTATCTCCTGAAAAACAAAAAGAAGCTAAAGGAATTATCCAAAGGTGGGCTGAAACGGGTGAAGTAGGTAAAACAGATTTAAAGATTATTGAATCTATGAACTTTCTAAAACTTAAGACCCGTGAAGATATTCGTCATGTCATGCAGTTTCTTAGTGAAAAGATGGACATTAAACCTCTTCTTAAAGGTAGAGTATTAACAGAAAGTTTTGATACTGAAGCTGGAGCTGCTGAATTACTAGAGATTCCACAAAGAGAAATGGCTCGTATTATTGAAGAACAAGCTGGTAATGTACGAGGAGCTATCAGATTCGTAGGTGTAGCTAGAGCTATGGGTGCTGCTGCTTTGAGAAAAGCTGAAGATGCTTTTGAATTGTTTGCTATGGGTGGTAAGGATGATCTATTTAAAGAAGGTTTAGAACATACTAAACTAGCTTATGATATGTTAGCTAGTGGTGGTGAACTTTCTAAAGCCTCCTCAGACCTTCTCAGAAGCCATCAGAAGCTCGTAGGTGAGGTAGAAAATCTAACTAATATCAAGACAGCCTTAAGACATTCAGTTCTCTATAACGATCCTGAACTGTCTATAAAACAAGCTGGATGGTTTGCTAATTCTAAACGTGCAGATGAGATTAAGATTACAGCTCAATTTCCTGGTGGAGCGAAACAGACTAGAAAAATTCCTAAAATAAAAGGTGAAACTCCTGAACAATTTAAAGCTAGAGCCGTTAAAGAAGCTAAAAGAGGAGAATTAGCTGACCAAGCAAGAGCTACAAGAAGACAACTTATAAGTAGAGCTAAAGCTGCAAATAAAAGTACAAAGGCTCGTGGCAGAGATGCTATGTTAGAAATCTATATTAATGGTCTTCTTTCTAGTGTTAAAACTTTTGAAGTAAACTTATTAGGTAATAGTACAGCTATTATTACTAGTGTTGTAGAAAGAGCTTATGCTGGCTTTTTGCGTAAAGGTGGTACAGTTACAGGTCAAGAAGCAGCTGAATTAGCTAAATCTTATTGGAACTCTATAACTTCTTTAAGTGATTTATGGTCTCTAATGGGACAAGCTTGGAAAATGGAACCTACAGGAGCTATTAAACAAGACTTTATTAGACCTCATGATAGAACCTTATCAGCTGAAGGTTTAAAAATAGGTGGTAATTTAGGCCACATGATCAATATGTTTGGTAGTGTAGTTAATTTTCCTGGACGTACCTTACTAGCTGCTGATGAAGTATTTAAAACTATCAACTATAGAGCTGAAACAAGAGCTTTAGCATATCGTAAAGCAGTAAATGAAGTAGCTGTAGATGGAGCAAGAGTAGGAGATAAAGTACAGATTAAAAATCGTTTTAATGAAATTATGAAAGACGTATCTGCACATGATGATATTGTAGAAGGAGCTAAAGGTTTCTCTGCTAAGAATACATTCACAAATCCCCTCGCCAGCCATGTTATTAAAGGTGTTAATGGTGCTCCTGATAAAGTAGTTCCTGGTATGGGACTACGTTTAAAGGGAATACTTGAAGCGGACCCTACAGGAATTATGAGAGTATTTCTTCCCTTCTTCCAAACTCCTGCTAACCTTTTAAATTTTGCATGGGAACGCACTCCTTTATTAAGAAAGCTCAATAGAGGATTACAAGCAGAATTAAAAGGAGACATGGGACAAGCTGCTAAAGAACTGGCTGAAGCTAAAGTTGGTACATCTCGTATGATGTGGGTTTCTACTGTGGGTTTAGCTATGTCTGGTAACTTTACAGGTGCTCCTCCAGTTGATCCTAACTTAAGAAAAACCCTAGAAGCAGATATGGGTGGAGCACATTGGTATAGCTTTCAGTTGAATGGTAAATGGCATAAATATGATAGGTTTGATCCTATAGGTGTCATTATGGGAGCTTCTGCTAACTTAGCTGTAATGGGTAAAGCTGCAATGAATTTAGCAGGACAAGCTGAAGAAGGTGATGAATCAGGAGCTATACATGAAAAATACCTTGAAGTATTAGAAGCTGGAACTGTAGGTATGGTTAGGCTTATGACTGACCGTCACTATCTACAAAGTTTCTCTGAAATGCTGAGTCTGTTTTCTGGTGAAGGAAGTGTATTAGGTAAGTTTCAACGAGCTGGTGAGAAGGTAGGTACAGTATTTAACCCAGTAACTGCTATGACTACTGGTTTTTACTCTAGTATGAGACGTAATATTACACAAGGTTTAGAGCCTGAGAAGTTAGATAAGATGCAGAGGACTGAACTTAAAACTCTTGAAGATGTAGTTAAAGAAATAGGTATTGTATTTGAAGAAGGAGTACGAAGAGTAACTCCTGGTTATGGAGAAAAAAGAGCTGTTAAGAATTTAGCAGGAGAAGTAACTCTATATCCTGGCACTAACTATGAAATTGATAGACAACCAGTACAAGTTCTTATGAACTTAGCACAATCTGTATTTAATCCTAGTGCTCCTTTAACTCCTTCAAAAAGTCCTCTTATTAACGCTTTAGCTCGTTTAGAATCTACTGCAAGACAACCTTCTAGTGTTAATAGAATTAATGGTGTATTACTTACAGATGAAGAAAAAGGCTATTTTATTGATACTTGGACTGACATGAATAAAGCTCTTAATAAATTTGTTACAACTAAATCTTTTCTTAAGTTACCTGAAGGTATGCAAAGAGATGTCTTAGAAAATATGATTTCTAGTAATAAACGTAAAGCTTCTAAATTAACTATGGTTAAACATCGTAGAGTTTTACAAGGAGCTTTTGATATTAAACGTAATGATATAAGACGTAAAACAGAAGATGTACCTACAGGATTTAACCAGTTTAACTTAGGACAACAACAACCACAAGGACAATAAAGAATGGCTAATTCAAGTGTAAGATATGTTGCTTCAGGAGATACACAAGAGTTTGCTGTAACATTTCCATTTATCAGCAGAACTCATGTAGCTTCTACAGTAGATGGATCGTCAGCATCCTTTACTTGGAACAATGACAGCCTGATTACAATAACTTCTCCTGCTGATATTACGGCAGATCAAATAGTTTTAATCAAAAGAACTTCAAGCCAAGATACACGCTTAGTAGACTATGTAGATGGTTCTAACTTGTCTGAATCTGACTTAGACCTTGATAGTAAACAAGCATTTTACATGGCTCAGGAGGCTCTAGATGAGCTTACGTTACTAGATGATGCTGCTGTAGCAACATCAGGTTATATCTTGGTAGCTGACGGTACAGATTATGCTGGTGTAGCTCTCTCAGGAGATGCAACTATCAATTCTGCTGGAGCTTTGACTATAGCTAGTGGAGCAGTAGAGACTGCCATGATAGCTGCGGATGCTATCAATGCAACAAAAATAGCTGATGATGCCATAGATTCGGAACATTATACTGATGGAAGTATAGATACTGCTCATATTGCAGCAGGACAAATTACTACGACACTCTTAGCTAGTGATGCTGTTACTGGAGCTAAAATAGCTTTATTTGATGATTCTTATGCTGCTACTAATACTCATATCTTAGTTGCTGATGGTACTGATTTTGATAATGTAGCAGTATCTGGAGATATAACTATTAGTAATGGTGGTGTAGTAGCAATAGCTTCAGGAGTTATAGTTAATGCTGATGTTCATGGTAGTGCTGCTATAGCTGCTACTAAGATCCATGATGGAACTGTAACTAATACTGAGTTTGGTTATCTTAATGGTGTGACTTCAGGTATTCAGGGACAAATAGATACTCTTGAATCTGCTACTATATCTACTCTAGATGATGATAACTTTACACTCCAAGATAATGGAGATACAACTAAAAAAGCTCAATTCCAATGTTCTGGAATATCAACTAGTACGACTAGAACCTTTACCTTTCCAGATGCTAATGATACATTAGTAGGTACAGCTACTACAGATACACTAACTAATAAAACTTTAACTACACCTGTCATTAATACAGGTGCTAGTTTAAAAAATGCTGATTCAAGTGCAGGATATGTAGATTTTTATGAAAATTCAGATAACGGTACAAACTATGTTAGAGTAATTGGTCCTGCTTCTACGACTACTGTAACAATCACCTTGCCTGCTGCTACAGATACATTGGTAGGTAAAGCAACTACAGATACATTAACAAATAAAACATTAACCAGCCCTGTAATTGATGGAACGTGGACTTCATATACTACAAGTACAGGTAAAGCATTAGTCTTAGGATTCTAGGAGAAAATTATGGCAAGCGAAGTTTTAAAATTAGCAACATTCAGAGGCGATGCTTCTTCAGTACAAGCTTTGCTGACAGTTGGAACAGGTAAAACTTGTACTGTTCTAAGTGTAACTATATGTGAAACAGCAAATGCAGCGGAAACATTCAAATTATTAATTGATGACGGAGGATCTGGAGCAGATACTTATATTTATTTCGATCAAGCTCTAGGAGCCAAAGAAACCTTTGAACATACAAGTAAATTTGTAATGGAAGCAGCCGATCATTTATCTATCATTACTGCGAGTTCATCAGATATTGATGTTTGTGTTAGCTATTTAGAACAAACATTATAAATTTAGAAGGAATATAAACTATGAGTGGAATAGTTGGTAAAAATCTTGGTAGAGGTTCTGGTATTATTACAGCAACTCCAGTTGGAGCAGATGCTGTTGATGGTTCTAATATAGCTGATGACGCTATTGATAGTGAACACTATGCAGCAGGAAGTATAGATGAAGCTCATATCGCTGATAATGCAGTTACTTTAGCGAAAATGGCTGGTGGTACAGATGGTCAGATAATTTCTTGGGATGCCTCTGGTGACCCCGTTGCGCTGGGGCCGGGAACGGATGGTCAGGTATTAACATCTACTGGTGCAGGATCACCCCCTGCGTTTGAAGCTGCAGGTTCAGGAACTATAGTTTACGATCTTCATTTTACTGCTGGATTTGATGCAGATGCTACCCATATGACAAAAGAAAACGCCACTGTAGGTACTTATGGCGAAATGGTAATGGCACGATCAGGTACATTTGTAGGGGCAGCAGGGTATTGTGATACTTTTTCTGGCCCAGGATATACTGAAGTGGATATATTAAAAAATGGAACAACCATTTATTCTACTAAACCATCATTCGGTTCTTCTGCTATGGGAACTTCTCCTGGCCCTGCTCTTTCAGTAACAACTTTTGCAGCGAATGATCGAATAACATTTAGAGTTCATTCTAACGCAAACGGGAATAGTCAAGGAATCCGTTTTACTTTAAAGTGTACGGTATAATTAACTAATTAATTAAAAGAAAAAAATAATTAAATGAATATTAAAATTGTAGAATTAGAAAAGAATTTACCTGATGAAACAGTTACAGCAATCCATTGGTATGCTCTTTTACAGGATGGTATATATGCTGTGGGAGATCACGGTGTTGTATCTCTTGTGCGTGATGATAACTCAGCTAAATTTATTGAATATAAAGATTTGACAGAAGCAAAAGTAATTGAATGGTTGAAGGCGAAATGGGAATCTCCTGAAGATAAATTAAAAGCGGAGATAGCAGAATTAAAAGTACCTACAAAATCATTAGATGCTGGCGAAAAATTACCTTGGGGAGAAAGATTATAGACCCTACAATTCACGTTGTATTTCCTTGTCCTGTATATATTATCAAGAGAGATACAAGTATATCTCCTAAAGAAGAAAAAGAAATTGGAGAAATTATTCAAGAAGGGATGCACAGTAATGTTAGTAATTCGATGTCAAACAATTCTGACATCTTTAACGGCAAATTAAAGGAATTAAAACAGTTTTGTGAAGAACAACTTAACAGATATGTTAAGGAAATTATGAACCCTAAAGAGGAGTTAGACTTCTATATCACTCAATCGTGGTTAAATATAACCAAGCGGGGCGAGTTTCATCACGAACATTCACATCCGAATAGTATTGTAAGTGGGGTTTTTTATATATCAACTGAAGAAGATGACAAAATTACGTTTGTTGATCCGAATGTTAAAGTAAAAGAAATGATAAAAATTGAACAGGAAAGTTTTAATCCATTTAATTCTTCTAGTTGTTTTTTCCCTTCTATTGCCAATGAACTTGTTTTATTTCCATCGTGGTTAAATCATATGGTGCATCCAAATAAACAGGCTACTAAAGATAGAATTTCTATATCGTTTAACACTTTTGTAAATGGTAATTTGGGGAGTCGAAAAAATTTAACTGAATTAATTTTAAGGTAAATAAGAAGGAGTAACTAGATGAGAGAACAATTACTAAATGCTTTAAGAGCTTATTACACAGGGCAGATTGAAAAGCATAGGATGAACGTGGAAAACTTAATCACTAACTCCGTTGGAGTTGCAGAGCATCCTGACCATATGGAAACGGTCTGCAAAGAAATGTGTGAGGTTTCTAAGTATGATGAGTGTTTGCAAATGCTTGACAAATATTTTAAGGAGTAGCTTGTGCCTGAAAAAGACGTACTTGAAAAACTCAATGCTATGCACACAGACGTACTATTAATACACAAGGATATATCAACAACTAAACATGACGTTGAAGAACACGAACTTATTCTTCGAGGAGAATCTAAGATGAATGGTTTAGTAGGTGATGTTAGAAACATGAAAACAGCTCAAGCTACTTCTAATCGACTTTGGCTTTTTATGTTATCTATCACAGGAACTGTAATTGCTTGGTTAGGATTATCTAAGTGAGAAAAACAAGAAATCAATTAGTTATAGATTTACTGACAAATAAAGATAATCTACATCGACTTGTAATTATCGAATGGTTTGATCCTTATGATGATAGTGAAGAAGTAACTGTAGATAATCTTAATGCAAAAAAAGCTGTATATGAAACTTGTGGTTTTCTTATGGGAGTCTCAAATGATCATGTAGTTATGGGTTATAATAAAGACATGATTGAACAAGGTAAATACAAGGGATGTGGTTATACACCATTATCTCTTATTACTAACGCACATTTAATGGATAGGAACAGCTAATGGAATCACTTATTAAACCTATTATGAACTTTATTGACGGTTTTATGCCAGGATATAAAACATATTTTATGATGCTTATGGGTGTTATGATGTGTATATGTCAAATGATGGGGTATCATATGTTTACTCCTGAAGCTTGGGCATTAGTCGGCATGACAGGTGGTATTACTTGGAAATTAGGTATGGATAGAGTTAAACGTAAATAATATGGGTATCATAGGTTTACTAAAGGCTATCTTTCAGATAGCCCTATGGTATCTTAAAGGAAAACCAGAACGTGAACGTATTCAAAACAAGGAACAATTTGATAAAGCTATTGCAGATGGGGATGCTTCTCGTATTACCCTTCTTTTTAGTAAACTGCACGACAGAAAGAGCAATCATAATTCCTAGTGATATGACGATAACCAAGATAGACGAGCACCACTATAAGGTATCTGATGCTTGGTTACATAAACAATATAATCTCTTAAGGAGTTGTGAGAATGGAGAATGAATAATGTGTTTTGTAGGTATTGCTAAACAAGATGCTTTAGCTAAAGCTAGAGGAGAACCAACTAAGGGATTCCATAATATTCAACCTAATTATAGTAATCCTGAAATTAGGGCTGCTATAGCTAATAAAAAAGCTGAACAATCAACTAAAGAATCTACACCTCCAGTTCAACGTAGTGCTCCCTCTAGTAGTGGTGTACCTACAAGTTTAGGTATTCGTAGAAGCAGTTCTGCTAGAAAACGGAGTATAGCTTCTGGAAGAAGTGGATCTAAAAGTAAACGCTTTTCAACAACGAGGTAATATTATGAGTCACGGTACAGTTAACGATCTAGGAGAACTTCATGGATTACTTGCGAGAACTCTGGCTGAAAACATTAAGTCAGGTGAGGCCACTCCTGCACATCTCAATGTAGTAAGGCAATTTCTCAGAGACAATAATATTGAGTGCCTTGGTACTAATAACGAGGATATAAAATCACTAGTAGAGGAGCTACCTTTTGACGAAACACCTACAAACAAACAAAAGTCAGCTCCAATTAATTAAAGATGACTTCCGTAATTTTCTCTATCTTGCTTGGAAGCATCTTGCTCTACCTGATCCTACTCCCATACAATATGATATTGCGGACTATCTTCAAAGTGGACCTAAAAGACTTATTATTCAGGCTTTCAGAGGAGTAGGTAAGTCTTGGATTACTTCAGCATTTGTTGTCTGGAAACTTCTATGTGATCCTCAATTAAAGTTCCTAGTAGTATCCGCATCTAAACAGAGGTCAGATGACTTTTCTACGTTTACTAAAAGAATCATTCATGAAATGCCTATCCTCCAACATCTCAGGGCAAGAGAGGATCAGAGAAGCTCTAATGTTGCTTTTGATGTTGCCCCTAGTCGTGCTTCCCATGCTCCTAGTGTTAAGTCTGTTGGTATCACTGGTCAAATTGTAGGTTCTCGTGCTCATATTATTGTTGCTGATGATGTTGAAGTTCTAAGTAATGCTCTTACTCAGGTAATGAGAGATAAGTTAGGAGAAGTAGTCAAAGAGTTTGATGCTGTAGTTATGCCTAAAGTTGGACGCATAGTCTACTTAGGAACACCTCAAGTTGAAGAGAGTCTTTATACTAATCTCCAGACTAGAGGGTACAAGTGTCGTATATGGCCCGCTAGGATGCCTGAGAGCCGTTTAAAGACGTTTTATGGAGCTAAGCTAGCCCCATTCATCACTACTTTAGAAAAGACCGTAGGAGAGCCTACAGACCCCTTCAGGTTCGATGACCTAGATTTAGTAGAAAGAGAAGCATCTTATGGTAAATCAGGGTTTGCCTTACAGTTTATGCTTGATACTTCTGGTGAAGATGACCAGAGATACCCACTTAAACTCAGGGATTTACTTATAATCCCTTTAAATACTGAAAAAGCTCCTGGCAGAATTCAATGGGCTAGAGATGAACTCATGGATTTACCTGCGGTTGGTCTATCAGGAGACTATTTCTATAAACCTTTCGAGGTTTCTGCGGATTACTACGAGTATACGGGTGCTGCGATGCACATAGATCCTGCTGGTAGAGGTGCTGACGAGACAGGATACGTTATTACTAAGATATTGAACGGTAAAATCTTTGTATTAGCCATAGGTGGACTCAAAGGTGGCTATGATAAGCCTACATTACGCAAATTAGCTCTAATAGCCCAAGCTCATAAGGTAAATACCATAGAAATTGAGGCTAATTTTGGTGATGGTATGTATACAGAGCTATTTAAACCTGTATTAAACCAGTTTCACCAGTGTAATGTAGAGGAAATCAAGCATTCTAAGCAGAAAGAAGCACGAATTATAGATGTATTAGAGCCTATAATGAATCAACATAGGTTGATTATAAGTTTAACTGAAGCTGAAAGAGACTATGAGGAGAATAAAGAAGAACCTCGTAGACAATTATTCTATCAAATGACTCGTCTTACAAGAGATAAAGGGTCCCTTCAGTATGATGATAGAATAGATGTCCTTGCTATGGGAGTTAATTATTGGGTAGAACAAATGGCTGCTGATGAAGTGATAGCCTATAATGACCGTAGAGTAGAAGAACTAGAAGAAAATATAAAATCATTTATGAATACCGCTGAAGTGAGTCAAGAAGACGAACACGTGTGGGTTAAAATATGAGTAAAAGTATATTTAATTTATCCTTTCAAGAACGTAGATGTCAATTAGGTATTCATAATTATGTTAATTTTATGGATTCTCCAATAGATGTTGAATATATATTAGATGTACCAAATGAAGTTTTAATGTGTAGAAAATGTGGGTGTATGACATTACCACAAGAATTGTTAGATAGAAAGGTAGAGAATTAGGAATGGCAACAATAATAACTGATGAATGTATTAACTGTGCCGTCTGTGAACCTGAATGCCCTAACGAAGCAATAGATGACGGAGAAAATGAGGGGTTGGATTACTACTACATAGATCCAGAGCTGTGTACTGAATGTGTAGGATTTCATGGTGAGGAAGCGTGTCAAGAAGTATGTCCTGTGGATTGTTGCATACCAGACGAAGATATAGTGGAGACGGAAGAAGTTCTATTAGCTAGGGCTGTTAAACTACATCCAGATCAAGAGTTTCCTATGTTAGAAGAATTGAACGAAAAAACATCTATATTTCATAATCCTAATAGAAAGAATGCAAACTTATAAAAAGGTTATCAGAAAATAATGTGGCTACTTTTATTTGTTAAGTTAGCTTTAACTCCAGAACCTCATGTTATAGAAGTAGAGATTATGGAATTTTTCGACAGTGAGAAAAAATGTATACAGAAAATAAAAGAAATACCAAAGGAGTCACTACCTAAAAACCTCAATATGGGATGCGTTCCTTTAAATGGCAGAAAAGTATAATGAGAATTATATACAAGAAAGGCAAGTATGAGATTGAATCACAAGTAGTAAACAAAATGTTTCGGGAAGATAAGCAGTACCGAACTAGAATAATTCCTAACAAAAAGAAGGAGCACAAGAATGAGAGATGCAAAGAAAATCAGAGGAAATACCGCTTCCCAGGACTTCAATTCGAGTCTTGGGAGACGTAATCCTGTGCCATCGCCACGAGATACAAGTCCGATGACAGTAAAAAATAAGGGAGTACGAAAAGTTTCTACTCGTTTTCCTTATGATTCCAACAAGGGAGAAATCCGTAATCATAAAGGACTATAAACCATGCCAAAACTAAAAGGTTATCCTAATCCTAAGCCCAAGCCTAAAGTAAGGAAGAAAAAACCTAAACAGAAGCCTGTTAAACTTAGGACTTATTAGCTGTTAGTTGACTATTGCCTCCTACTTAGGGGGCTTTAGTTAGCTTAGGGTGAGTTTAGATGCAGAATAATATCCAATGGGAAGGCGGTGGAATGGATGTAGTAATCCGTCTGATTGATCCAGAGGAAGAATTGGCAGAGTTTCTCTATCAATGCGAGGAATACTTTGAGGAAACTCAAGTTGACCAAAAGTTTTATTAGAAAAATGTGAGTGGGTAACGTAGTAGGACAAAAACAAAATTTACCCCCATCGACTTCAATATATTATTTACCACGATTCAACCAACAGTCCACCAACAGTCAACCGGCTGTCAACCATCAGTCCACCAACAGGTCCACCAAGAATTAAAAGTTGAGCATTAGTTAGCTGTAAGTTTATTGTGAGTGCTTCCTTCTTCTTTGGGGCGTATCTATTTTTTTTGCTTTTATAATGATCATGAATTAATCATGGTGCTATTCCAGGAAGCTGTAATTTATTTTTATTTATTTTCATTTTAGGGTTGACATATTAAAAAAAGCGTGTATTGTTCCAGCTAAGTTGTATCTATTAATTTTTTTAGGAGCTAACAAAATGCCAACTAAATATGAAATATTACTTGAACACGCCCACCGAGATAAACCAAAAGACGGTATGGAAGAAGAAGTTTACGAATTAGAAGAAGCATTAAGTAATGATATAAATGTTTTAAAAAATAACCGAAGAAGAATTAACCAACTGCAAAAAGTAATAAAAGATTTAGAAGCAATAGGACACTAAAAATAGTTAATCTTTATTTATTAATTTTTTTAGGAGTTAACAATGGAAACATTCAGAAACTCACAAGAAGCCTTCCAAGACGCTATCAGACAAGGCGAGCTGGAAGACACAGACAACAACATAAGTTTTAAAGACCGATTAAGTAACATAAAACTTATACTTGAAGATATAACCTTAAACAGTAATTGGGGAAGAACAAGGGAAGATTTTTATGATGTAGATGACCAGTGTGATTATTTAGAAACCCAATTAGAACATTTAGTTTTACAAGTTAAATATACTAATGTTAGAAGGGATATATAATTAATCTTTAGAGCCTATCAGCTAAGTTGGTAGGCTCAATAAGGTTAATTACAACCTTGATACTAATAATAAAATAGGAGTAAATAAAATGGAATTAGTAAACGACATAATTAAAAACCCAAGCGGTTGGGATAGTCTAGACAACTACATGGGGGAAACAGAGTTTGGCGAGTGGCGTTGTTTGTTAACACAGAATAGAGACTCAGATACACTTGAACGCTCTAATTTTATATCAGCTATGAATGAGTTAGATGGTGAGGAATCACTCAATGTTAAAATTTTAAGGTTTGGACATTGGGCTTGTGGTTGGTGGGAAATGATAGCGGTTAAACATAATACCAGAGAACATCTAGAAGCTCTGGATATTGAAAAAAGAATGAAGGATTATCCAGTAGTAAATGAGGATCATTGGAGCGAATTAGAATGGAACGAAACCCAAGATTATTGGAACGATTTAAGCCTTAGAGAAAAGGTTGACTTATGTAAAGAACATAATATCTCTATATTTTCTGCGAGATTATCTTATATTCCAGATAACGATACTGGCACATTATACGAATATTTACGGGGTTAATAACTTAAAATGGGAGTAAATAAAATGTTAAGACAACAAGTTATAAATTGCTTAGAAAGGCACGGTATTAGATGGCAACTCAGAAATAATGAAATATTCTGTATAGATTCTTGGGTTGATACTAAAGACCAAGAACATTACGAAATATGGGTGCAAGCTCCGGTAACAGTAAATCAAATGCGAGAATTTCTACAATATGATCGAATTTAAAATAGGAGAAATAAAATGACTTTAATATCAGCAATAAAAAAGATAATATCAGAACAAAAGAAAGAGAGAGTACAAAACCGCAGATATGAACTTTCTGATAATTTTTATCCACATCAAGATTATATGGAATCATATATCAATGATGCAAAGATTGAAGCCTTAGAAAAAGTTCTTAAACTTATTAAAATATTTTTAGGATAAATAAGAGGATAAAATAAAATGATTAAAGTAAAACAATTAGCAAACAATCAGTTTATCATTCAGCATGACGATATTGAGTATTTACAGTCTTATGATTCAATAATTGTCAAACGATTTAAACAAGGAATCTCTCATTTAGACAAAACCTACTGGAA